AAGATGGAAGAAAACGACATCGGGGCGTTACTCTCGGATGACAGGTAGTCAGGGACAGGGAGAGCGACGAGATGAGCCGCATCACGCCCGAGCGCATGACGCAGCTGGACGACAACGAGCTCGCCCGCCTGCTCGAGCAGCTCGCCCGTGAGGCCGCCTCCACCAGCAAGATCAAAGCGCCCCGAGCAAAGGCCCGCCTCGTGGTCGTGGTCGCTGAGGCTCGGCGCCGGGGCTGGTGACCCCAGAGCAGGCACTACGGGCAGTCAAGGCGATGCCTGCGCCCCTCCGCAAGCGGCTGGAGGCCAGGGTCAGGGACCGCCAGGCCCGCCCTCTCGCCTACGCCCGCCTCTGGCATAATGACAACTGCTCAGTGCTGCCCGAGGCTGCGGTGCTGCGGCACTCGCACCGCAGCTCTCAGCGGCTCGCCCTGACCCAGCCAGTGGACGACGCACTCGCGGTGCTCGGAGGGAACGGAGCCGGTAAGTCGGTCCTTGGTGCTCAGGTCGCGGTCGCGGTCCTCTTCGGGCGGGAGGACCCCATGGTCGCCCGCTGGATCGAGGCCAATGACATCTGCCCGGAGCTCATCCCGCCGGGCGGCGCCCCGGTGGTCGCCTCGAGCCTCACCTCGGAGCTCAGCCTGGGCATCACCCGCCCCAAGATCGCCGAGTTCCTCCCGCCCGGTCGCTACACCTGGCGCAACCGAGAGGGGGTGGGGACCAGCGTCCTGACCGCGGACAATGGGCACACCATCACCTTCAAGTCCGATGACCAGGGGTGGGAGAAGTATCAGGGCATCAGCGCCGGCCTGGTCTGGTTGGACGAGGAGCACGATCAGCGCGTCTATCGGGAGTGCGAGCGCCGGACGGGGCGCGTGAGGTGGGATGACCGCTCGGGCTGGCTCCTGCTGACCCTGACGCCCATCAAGGGGAAGACCTGGGTGTACGACACCTTCGCCAGCGAGAGCCCGCAGGAGGGCACTGCGGCGCACTGGATCTGGGGCGAGGACAACCCCCACATCGACCAGGCCAAGCGCCTTCGACACCTCGCCGACAAGAGCGTGAGCGAGGCCCAACGGCTCGCTCGAGACCGGGGAGCCTTCGGCAACCCAGAGGGCTTGGTGTTCAGTCGGTGGGACCGCGCCATGGTCTCGCCCGCCCTCATCAGCTGCGAGCGCTCCTGGGTGCGCTACGACTCGATCGACTTCGGCACGCGCAACCCCTTCTGCTGGCTGTTCGCCGCCTACTCCCCCAGCACCGAGACGCTCTACATCCTGCGCGAGCACCACCAAGCCGAGACGCTCATCAGGGACCACGTCGAGGTCGGGCGCCTCACCTGGCAGAGCATCGGGCGCGACATCCTCGGCGAGGCGGACACCCAGCAACTCGAGGAGGCGGGGCGAGCTCGCATGATCTGGGCGGACCCCGAGGACAAGCAGAGCCGCAAGCAGATGGCGCTCCAGCACGGTATCACCACCGCGAAGGCGATCAAGGGCTACGAGGTGACGCTACAGGCGTCTATGGGCTTCATCGGCCCGCCTGCCCGGCTGGTGGTCGATCCTCGGTGCGGGAACTTCATCCGAGAGATCGAGGGCTACCAGTGGGACCCGGTGAGGACGAAGGCAGACGCACCACCTCGCCCGCTGAAGAAGAACGATCACGCGATGGACTGCTACCGCTACCTGTCGATCGGGGTGTCTCGGGAGCACTCGCTGGGCTGAGCTCCATCACTCCACCTCTGGGAGGTTGGGGCAGCCGGCCTCGATCCACCGACGACGCCCGGAGCCCTTGAGGCTGCGCCCGCCCGCTGTCTCGCGCAGGTAGTCCACGGTCGAGGGGTGTAGCGCACCGTTCGCCTTGAGGCGGTCGGTGAACCAGCCCGAGCGCGACTGGTGCGCCCTGAGCCCGTCCAGGAGCTCGAGCTCCCCCGGCGTGAGGTTCACCACCACCTTCGCCGACCTCCTCTCCTCGGGCGGCTTCTTCGGCCTGGCCATCTGCTCTTCCTTGGTTTCGCGTGGTCATCTAACCAACTTTGGTGTTGCTCTGTCAACATCGGCGAGTGACGCTCCGCGCGTGGCCACCTGGTATCAGCACACCCTGACCGCGATCTACAGGTTCTTCGGTGGGGCCGTGCTGGAACCAGACGAGGAGACTTTCCGGGCGGGGAGCGACTTCGGGACGGACCAGGCGGCCCACAAAGAGCTCCAGGTCTCCACGGGGATGTCAGCCGTTGCCCGGTTCGCCTGGGTCTACGCCTGCACCCGTGTCCGGTCTGACGACCTCGCTGGCTTGCCGCTAAAGGCGTATCGTCGCCAGGCTGACGGCTCGCTGAAGGAAGACCCTGGGCACCCCTTCCTCGCCCTCATGGAGCAGCCCAACAGCGGGGAGAGCGGGACCATGGTCCGCGCCCAGGTCTATGCTGACCACCTCGCCAGCGGGGACGGCTATCTGATGCCGCTGCTCGCTGTCACCGAGCCGGCGTCCATCGTCCGCCTGCTCCCCTACAGGGTCCGCCCTGTCCCCGGCGCCTATGGCTGGCCCGTAGCCTACGACTACGACGAGCGCGGCAGCGTAAAGCGCTATGACGCAAAGATGGTTGCCCACATCCGCTCGCTGTCCTGGGAGGACGGCCCGCCAGGCTCCTACGGCCTGAGCCCCATCCGCCCCCTGGTGGAGTCGCTGAAGGCCGAGGACTCGCTCGAGAAGTTCAACGCCAAGGCTGCCTCGCGCGGCAGGGTGGACGTGCTCATCAGCCCCAGCGACTCGGAGACCATCTTCGGCCCGGACGTGGCCAAGGACATCCGACGCGACTGGGAGCGCATCTCAGCCAAGGGCGGCGCGCTCATCAACGGGCGCAACCTCAAGGTAGAGCCCCTGAGCCTCACCCCGCGGGACCTCGAAGGCCAAGCACTCCATGAGCGCAACCGCGAAGCCATCCTCGCCGCGTTCCGGGTGCCCCCTGTCCGCGTCGGCCTGCCCGGCGCCAACTACGCCACCTCGCGCCAGCAGATGAAGGTCTACTGGGAGTCGTTGCAGGCTGACTCGGTCATGCTCAACGCCGCTTATACCAAGATCGCCCGCCTCTGGGGCTCCTCGGCTAACGTCGTGATCGCGCACGACTTCTCTGGCGTGGAAGCCCTCCAGGTCGCCCGCACCGAGCAAGTCGCCCGCGCCACCAGCCACATCCTCAACGGCATGGACGCCACTACCGCCTACGCCTATGAGGGCCTGGACGGCGCTGAGTTCCGGTCGCCCGAGCCCATCGCCACCCCAGCGAAGCCGCCAAAGGCCAACGAGGACGAGGCCGCCGAGCCCACCGACAAGGGTCTGGGGTGGCTGTACCCGGTCGAGGCGAAGCAGATGGATGAGCGCGGCCAGATGTGGGCCGACTTCATCGCGCGAGTCCATCGCCCCCAGGAACGGCGCCTCAGCGTGGTCCTGCGCCGCTTCCTGGCCCGTCAGGGGCGCCGCATCGCCGCGAAGCTACCCGAAGCCATCGAGGAGCAGCGGGCCGCCGTGGGTGCTGTGACGCGCTCCACCGAGGATCTGGTGCTGGGCGTCGTCTTCGACGAGGCAGCCGAGGCGGAAGCCCTGGCTGCCGCTACGCGCTCCATCTTCCTGGAGGTCATGCGCCTGGGCTTCGTCCGTGCTGGTGCTGAGCTCGGGGACCTCACCTTCGACCCCGACCGCGCCCCCATCGCTCGCCTGCTCTCGGACATGAGCGACAACGTGAACCGCACCACGGCACTGAGGGTGCGGGCCATCATCGAACAGGGCATCGCTGAGGGCCTCAGCGTCAAGGACATGGCCAAAGCCATTGAGGCGAGCGCGGCCTTCAGCCCCAACCGCGCCATGCTCATCGCTCGCACAGAGACCACCTCGGCAGTGGAAGCCGGGTCGGCCATGGCGCACGCTGAGGCAGCGGAGATGGGGATCCAGTTCCATCTCCAGTGGTTGAGCGCTCGGGACGACAAGGTCCGCGACAGCCACATAGCCCTCGACGCCCAGGAAGTGCTCCCCGGCCAGGAGTTCCGCGACCCGTTGACGGGGCAGACTGCCCTTCACCCCGGCGGCTTCGGCGACCCAGCCCAGGACGCGAACTGCCGCTGTACAACCATACCAGTGAGGATCGGCGGATGACTGCGAAGCGCTACCTAGACGGCGCAGTGACCCGCGCCCACGACGATGGCGGCGACGACAACGTCTTCACCTTCACCGCCTCCACCCAGGACCCTGACCGCGCTGGCGACATCGTCGTCCAGCAGTGGGCCCTGGCGAACTGGGAGAGCAACCCGGTGATCCTGCTCAACCACGACATGAGCGGACCTGTGGTTGGCGTTGGCCTGTCGGCTGAGGTGGTGGAGCGCGAGCTCGTCATCCGCCTCCGCATCGACGCCCACGAGGACAACCCAGCAGCCGCCCGCCTCGCCCGCCAGATCCGAGACGGTGTGGTGAGCGCTGGCTCCGTGGGCTTCCTGCCCGGCCAGGTCTCTCGCCGCTCCGAGATGCCCGCCGACCACCCCTTCACCGGGGAGCGCGGTCTCGTCCTGGGCTCGACGGACAGCCCGAATGAGTTGCTCGAGTTCTCGATCGTGACCGTCCCCATGAACGCCGGGGCCCTGGCCGCCAAAGCCATGAGCGAGGCCGACACCCGCCGCATCATCCGAGAGGAGGTCAGCGCAGCGCTCGAGGCACAGAAAGCCATCGCCGCGGTCTGCCCTGACGCCCCCGAGGACTTCTTCGCTTCCACCTTCTTCGGCTCAGCCGACTGACGCCCATCCGGGCACCACCACCCACCACCTGAGGAACACATGTTCGAAGATCAGGACTTTACCAAGATGAACCCGGACGAGGCCAAGTCCACGCTGAACGCCATGCAGCGCGAGATGAAGGCACTGAAGGCCCGCGAAGCAGACCACGGCGAGACCAAGGAGAAGATCGAGCGCATGACTGCCGATCTGCTCTCGGTCAAGCAGTCGTTGGCAGAGGCCCGCGCAGCATCCGACGCCAATGCCAACAACGCCCCGGACGCCTTCTACAAGGGCTTCATCGAGGGCGACGACAACACCGCGCCGACCAAGCGCCTGCGCCTGGAAGACCAGACCAACGGCAAGGGGCGCACCGTCGCTCGCGGCCTGCTCGATGCAGACACGAACGACGACTGGCACCGGGAGCTCAAGCGCCTGGTCGGGGACCGCACCCTGGTTCGCCAGATCTGCCGCGACCCGATGTCGCGCGGCCAGGACGTGACTCCCGGCCTCGACCGCGAGATCGCCGAGCACCTGGCCAAGGGTCCCGCTGGCATCGCCAAGATCTTCAGCGACTCCAGCGGCATCGGCGCCGAGTGGATCCCCGATGTCATCGTGCCGGACCTCAAGCAGGAGCTCGAGGCCGCCCGCCGCGTGGCGGGGCTCATTCCGCAGATGCAGATGCCCGAGAAGAACCTGCTGATCCCCTTCATGGGCTTCGGCGGGACGCCCTATCTGAAGTCCGCGCCCACCGGCAACGACCCAGGGCAGTACACCATCACGCAGCCCTCGACGGCTCAGCGGACCATGACGGCTGTGAGCCTCGCGGTGCGCTACCAGCTCGACGAGGACGCGGTCGAGGACAGCACGGTCCCAGCGCTTCCGGTCTTCCGCGCTCGCCTCATCCAGGACCTCGTCAACGGTGAGGAGGATGCCCTGATCAATGGCGACACCGCATCCACCCACCAGGACACCCTCGCCAGCTGGAACCCCGGCACCATCTGGAACGCCAGCAACCTCGGCGGCAGTGATGACCACCGGCGGGCCTGGATCGGCTTCCGCGCTCGCGCGGCGGACGTTTCCAACACCACCGACATCAGCACCTACACGATGGCGACTTGGCGATCCCTGCGGAAGTCCATGGACAGCCCCCACGGTATCGCCGGGGAGCGGGTCTCGATCATGTCGGTCAGTGCCTACCTCCAGACCCTCGCCTTTGACGAGGTCGAGACGGTGGACAAGTACGGCGCCAACGCCACGGTCATCAGCGGCGAGCTCGCTCGCGCGGACGGAACCCCGATCATCGTGTCGGAGTTCCTGACGGCTGACCTCAACACCTCGGGCATCTTCGACAACACCACGACCACCGACACGGGCGTGCTGGTCGTCAACCTCGCCCGGTTCATCCTGGGAGTCCGCAAGTCCCGCAGCGTCGAGATCGCCAAGGACATCACGCGCGGCACCTGGGAGCTCGTGGCGACCCAGCGGGGTGTTCTCCACACCTTCGACTCATCCACCAAGAAGAACGTCGCCTTTGGCGTCAGCCTCACCGCTTGAGAGGGACCTCATGAACTACGTCACCCTTACGCTCGACATCACCACCGCCGCGGCGACCAACGAGACCCGCTACCTCGTCGTGCCCTGGGCGGGGGAGTGGAGGCTGGAAAAGGCCCTTTTCGCCCCCGCTACGACGGTGGCCGCAGACGCTGCCGACTACATCACCGTCTCGCTGAAGAACGGCTCGGACACCTGCGGAAGCCTGGCGACCAGCGCCACCGCCTCCACGGTGGGCACCATGCGGTCGGTCACCCTGACCGCTGGTGTGCTGGACTTCACCGGAGCCGCGGACGACCTCGAGATCGCAGCGGTCAACACTGGCGGCTCAGGCGCAGCCCATGACGGTAGCTGGACGTTCGGGTTCCGCAAGCTGAGCAAGGGCTCCTGATAGTGGCGCTCCGCTACGTGAAGGCGACCGCGCCCCACATGGACCCCTACCGCCTGCCGGGTCATCCCCCGGTGTCGGTCGGGGGCGTGCTGGACGTGGACGCTGCCGAAGCGGAGCGCATCTGCGGGGACTTCCCCGGTTGCTTCGAGCGCCTGTCCGAGGGGGTTCCTTCTCCCTTGGCCTCCCCACGGGCAGGGCTCGAGGCACTCCCCGCGAAGCTGCGGGGGCTCCTGGAGGCGGCTGGGCTCGACGCCAGCGCCACCGATGAAGAGTTGCTCGGGGTCAAGGGCATCGGGCCGGCTGCACTCGGCCAGATCCGCGGGGTGCTCTGATGGCCAAGCTGAAGTTCGGCAAAGACGGCTTTGCTCGCCTCCAAGCATCCCGTGCTGGCGAGTGGCCCACCGGCATCCACTACGTCACCGACGAGATCCGCAAGGTCCCCAAGGGCTACCCTGGAGCCAGCGATGATCTCCCGTCCTGGGTCGCCCAGGTCAAGGCCAAGGCCCCGAAGAAGGACAAGGCCGACAAGGCCGACGACTGATGGCGGTCCTCACCACAGCGGAGGCCAAGAAGTTTCTCCAGGTGCCCGCCGGGGCGACCGACGACGATACCTTCATCGACACGCTGGTGACGCGCGCAGATGCGATCTGCGCCGGCTGGTGTGGCTACCCGGTCTATTCGGCCCACCGGCAGCGCACGTTCACGCAGCAAACCTATACCCTGTATCTATCGGGTCCCGGTGGGCGCGACCTCTACGCCGGCGTCAAGCCGCTTGTGAGCGTGACCACCGTTGAGGACGATCCCAATGAGGACTTCGACGGCTCGACCTTCCTGGTGGCCTCGACGGACTACACGTTGAGGAAGGACGAGGGGCGCATCCTGCTCAAGCTGGCGAGCACCCAAGGCGCGTGGAGCTCCACCGACGCCGACGTGATCAAGCTGGTGGCGTCCATGGGTTTTGCCACCATCCCCGAAGCCCTCAAAGAGGCGGTGGGCGCCCTCGTCAAGCACCTGTGGGACCTGCCTGAGCGGCAGGGCATAGCTGCCCAGGCGACGGGTGGTCAGACCCAGAGCTACCGCCCGGAGGCGATCCCCGTCCACGTCAAGATCATGCTGACACCCTTCATCGTCCGAAGCGGGTTCGCCTGATGGCCACCATGAGCATCAGGGAGTTTCGCGAGCGCCTGGCCAAGTTGGGCGCTGGAGGGGCCACCACGGTGCTCAGGCGCGTCCTGGCCGAGACCGCGCTGGATGCCGAAGCAGAGGGCAAGCTCAACGCTACGAGTCGGATGAACGTCATCACGGGCCGCCTGCGGGGATCCATCCGCTCGAAGGTCACCCAGTCCCCCGGTGGGCTCGAGCTGCGGCTGAGGGCTGGGAACCGCTCCGTGCGGTATGCCCGCATCCAGGAGCTCGGAGGCGTCACCTGGAACGGTGGCGTAATCCGCCCGAAGTTCTACCTGCGCGACGGGCTCGACGCTGCTGGGCGCCGCCTGCCTGGTCGCCTGGAGACCGCCCTGACCGATGCGCTGAGGCTCGATTGATGTGGCTGCGCGCGTCACTTCCATCCTGGACAACGTCGTGACCATCCTCCAGACGGTCATCGCCTCCAACTCGGTCACCGTCCAGGGTGAGTCCTACACCTTCGTCCACACCCTGAGCACCACCGGCCTGGTCAGGCGAGGCGGTGACATCCAGAAGGCACCGAAGGACAAGATCGCGGTGAGGGTCATGCGCGACATCCGAGAGACATCCCAGGCCGGCGCGCTCATCGGCGGCGCCCAGAATAGGATCCTGGTGGAGATCCACGGGCGCATCCCCACCCAGGGCGCTGACACCGGCTCCGAGCGAGAGGACGCTGCCGCCGACCTCGAGGCCGACATGATCGCCGCGCTGATGAACGACCAGGGTCTCGCGGCTGGCAGCTCCGATGTGGTCGAGGCCATCACCATGAGGTCCGTAGCGGGCCAGGGCGGCTACGACGCCTCACCGCACGGGGCGGTAGCCATCGTCCTCGAGGCCACCTGGCACAGCATGGTCGGTAACTGATGAGTTGGTTCAACTCCAACTGGACGCGCCGCGCGCCCATCACGGTGAACGGCTCCGCGGTGGCCGCGGGGAGTAAGGACGTGACCATCGTCCTGCCCTCGGACTGGGACGAGTTCTGGGATAACGTGCAGAGCTCAGGCGATGACGTGCGGGTCTGCGATGCTGACGGGCGCACTGCGCTGACCTACGACCTGGCCGGCTTCAACAGCGCGACCAAGACAGGAACGGTCGAGGTAGACAACTGGACTATGAGCCAGAGTAATGAGATGCACGTCCTCTGGATCTACTGGGACTATCCCAGCGCGACGGACAGCAAAACGCCCTTCACGCCCTCAGCCGCCCTCGCTGGAGATGTGACGCCCGAGCGGCCAGGCTTCCCCACCTTCCGCGCTCGCCCCCAGAAAAGCGGCGCCACCACGGTGGTGGATACGGTGAGCAAGACCACCCTAGAGACGATCTTCGTATGGCTCGAGTTGCCGGACATGGTGCGCCGCTGCGGCAACTTCAACAACCGCGATTCCTGGGAAGAGGTCGAGTCCATCAACGTCACGGTTGAGCGGGGAGACTCGGAAGAAGCGTCCCTCTTCGACGAGACGGACACCAGGATGGTGGAGTGCGCCATCCGGGGCTTCCGCCAGTTCATCCGGGTTGCGATCAAGGGCGGGACCGCTACCAACAACTATGTATGTATTGTCACCATCACCACGGATCAGCGCCGGGTCATTGATCGGAGATTCCAGATCAAGGTCAACGACGCGGCAGAGGAGTCCTAAATGTCAGTCGGACGCGGAAGCTCAATCGGCCTCGCCAAGGAGACCACCTGGGGAACCCCGGTGTCTCGCACCAACTGGCTGAAGGCAAGCTCGCTGGACCTTCAGCGCCTCATCGACAAGCAGCCGGTCCCCGTCCTGGACCTCGGGGGGCCCACGCATCGGGACTTCTTCGACGCCTCGGACAACGTCGCGGTGCGCTTTACGACCTTTCCCACCTACGAGAACTTCGGGATGCTGTGGGAGTCCATCTTCGGAGCCCTGGCGACAACGGGCCCGTCTGGGAGCGACTACACCCACACCTATACCCTCGCCGCCGCGCAGCCGACAGGGATGACGCTGGAGGGCATCCAGGGCAACGCCGCCAACTCCCTGACCTTCGAGGGGATGCGGACCCAGCGCGCGAGGTTCAGTGTGGACGCTGGCGGGCTGTCAACGCTGGAGTGCGACCTCATCGGCGAGACGCACGCAGCGCCAGCGACAGCGGGGACCGCCTCCTACGGGGCCGGCCAGACCTACATCCCGTATCATCACTTCGGGCAGTTCGGCTTCAACAGCAACAATATCAGCCTGGCCTCCTTCGAGATGGAGATCAACAACGGCACCACCCGCTACCCGGTGATCGGCTCCAAGCTGACGGGCGAGCCTGACAGGGGCGCAGTGGAGGTGACCGGGCGGCTGTCGCTGAAGTTCGCGGACCACACCCAGTACAGCGAGTTCACGGCGGACACCCAGGGCGATGCGACCCTGACCGCTGCGACCGGCTCGCTGAGCTTCGCCATCACGCTTCAGAATATGATCTGGACCGCTGCGAGCCACCCCATCTCCGCGCATGGGGCCATTGTCCAGACCTTCGAGTGGCGATGCTTCGGCGACGGCACCGACAACGGCGTCAAGCTCGTCATCATCAACACCAGCGCCAGCGGCACAGCCAACTGAGCCAAGTCCAAGGGAGAACACATGAGCGCAATTGGGAGGCTGAGGGCTGACGCCTTCGGCGAGACCACCGTCACCCTCAGCGACGGATCCCCCATCGGGGTCCGCTATCGTCGCGTCACCACTGACAGCGTCCTGAGCGCTGGCATGGCTCACCTGTTCCTGCAATTGCCGAAGGAGGTCCTGGAGGGCGCAGCGGGGCTGCCCGAGGACGCCGCCCAGCAGCTCATGATGGCTCAGCTCCAGGCGATGGACCCGGAGAAGCTGGCCCAGGTGGTGAACGAGACCGCCAAGGACGGCTCGCGCCTCATCTGCGCTGGCGTCGTCGAGCTCGCGGAGGACGGCCAGAAGTGGGAGGCGGTTCAGATCGTCCTGGAGGCCTGCGACGAAGACACCAACGCCTCGCCCCCACGGCTCCACCTCGACATCTTCACCCCCGAGCACCGGGCCCACCTCGAGCAGAGCATCCGCGCGCACTCTGGCGCAGGGGAGGGCAAGGCCGGCAAGGCCGCCCGATTTCGCCCGGTTGCCGCAGGAGGAGCGTGAACTCTTGTCCTTGGTCGCCCTACTGAGCCGTTCGCCGCTCCACGAGGTGCTTGACTGGTCAGTCGGTGACCTGTCGCTGGAGGTCTGCCACCTCTACACCCAGATCGGGATGACCAAGGCGCAACTGCATGACATCGAGTTCAACAAGGGGCTGGCGGTCCCCGTCATTCTGCTCAACGCGGTGTAGTCATGGCTGTCGTCGAACATGTCCTCAAGCTCCGCGACGAGGCGTCTGGCGCCCTTGACGACGTGGCTGACAGCGCTGAGGGCGCCGAGGTCGGCCTCGGCGGGGTGTCCACCAGCATGGCCGCGCTCGCCACTGCCGCTATCGCTGCGGGCGCCGCCATCTTCGCCGCTGTCAAGTACATGGCCGACCTCAAGAACGAGCTTAACGATCTGAGCGTGAGGACTGGCATCAGCTCGCGCACCCTGGCCGGACTCAAGCTGGCGGCTGAGGGTTCTGGGCTGTCGCTCCAGGAGCTCTCGTCCGGGCTGTCGATGTTCGCGGGCCGCATGGCGATGGCGAAGGAAGGCACAGGGGAGACCGCTAAGGCATTCGAGCAGTTGGGCATCAGCGTGGCCGACATCGACGGCAACCTCCGCTCGTCCGAGGATGTGCTGGTGGAGTTCCTGACGGAGCTCGACAAGATTCCGGACGCCACCACCCGGAGCGCACTCGCTACTCAGGCGCTCGGTCGCTCTGGGACCATGCTGCTCCAGGCGCTCGCCGGTGACGCCTCCCTGGAGGACTTCAGCCGCATCGCCGCCCAGCTGGGGCCGGACCTCGAGGGTGCGTCCGAGGGCGCGGCGGACCTCCAGCGCTCCCTCGCCCTGCTCAAGACGGTGGCCGAGGGTGCGCTCGACAAAGTGATGCAGGCGTTCGGCGGCGAGGGTGGCATCGCGAGCCTGATCGACTTCATGGTGCCCGCCATCGCTGCGGCAGGGGCGGCGGTGTCGGCGTTCATCAGCAACACCATCACGTCCTGGGGGCTCATGATCAACCTCCTGGTCTTCCTCTGGACGCGCGTGGCGAAGGAGATCAGCCTCACCGATCTGCTCTTTGCGAGTCCGGAGGAGCTGGCCGAGATGGCGAGCAACGTGTCCGGCGCGGTGGTCAAGGGGCTGAGGTCCGCCGACAAGGCGATGATGGCTGCCTACCGGGACCCCATCGAGGAGGCAATCGCTGCCATCGACGCAGCGAACCTGGCCGTTGACCTCGGGATCGACTTCGGCGGCGCTGGGGGCGCGGGCGAGGAGTCGGAGACCGAGGCCGAGAAGAAGAAGGATGCGGCAACCGTCCAGGCAGCCACGAACATCCGGAGCCTCGCTGACGCGACCATGTCCGCCACCGACCGCCTCGCCGCCTTCGCCACCGAGACCTTCGCTGTCGGCTCAGCCATCGCCGCGTCCCTCCTCACTGGTGACGTGGGCGCCGCCGTTGGCTCCGCAGCTGGCGCGGTGTCTCAGGTCGTCAAGTCGGGGTTCACCACCGTGGCGACCGCCCTGGCCTCCGTCAATTGGATCCTGGGCGCTGTCTTCCAGGTGTTGGGCAACGTCTTCGGGGAGATCTTCGACGCGGTGGGTCAGGCGATCTCCACGATCACCCGGATCGGCCAGTTGGGCGCCGGTGGCGTAGAGGAGAAGCTCGACCAGTTCCGCGAGGACTTCATCGCGGGCATCGACGCCCTCCCCGAGATCCTTGGCGAGGTGCTGCCCGAGTTCGCTGCTGAGTTCATCAAGGCGCTCATCCCGGCCCTGCGGGAGTTCGGTCTCATCGTGATGCGAGGGTGGGGTCAGGCTTTCCGCAACCTGGACCACATCATCTATCGAGCGATGATGAGGGTCTATAGGACCCTGGCGCGGCTGGGCACGAGGCCGGCCCGAGACCCCGCCTCGCCGACAGTGGCGAGGGCGAGGGCGGCCGTGCTTGGCTCAGGCCCGGTGCAGCGTGGCCGAGCCCTGGTGGGCGGCGGTGGCATCACCGTCAACATCCAGGGCGTGGTGGCTGAGAACGTCCGCAGCCTGACCCGCGAGATCCGCAACCGCCTGGGCGCGGCTGGCCAGGGTCTCTCGCTGGGTGCTCGCTGATGGGCACCTCAGCATTCTACTGGTACCCGGACCCAGATGGCACGCTGGAGAAGACAGCGCTGTCCCGTCTGCCCTCAGCGCTGTCTGAGCAGCCCCTCACGTTGAGGGAGGACGCGCGAGCGATGTCCGGGCGCCGCATCAGCTACCTCATCCGCAGAGGGCTCAGGGTGCGCGTGGTCTTCGAGGGTCTGCGGACTGCCTCGGTGATCCGAGAGCTCCGCACCATGGAGAGCCACCTCCAGGCCGGTGGCGTGGTCGGCTTCACCGCTGACGATGCAAAGGCATGGTGCGCCTATTTGAAGGCCCCGCCGGCTCGAGGGGACACCACCATCTATACGGGCGGCAACGTCTTTCACACGGCGGGATCTGGGACGGTCGCCAACAATGAGACCATGGTGCTCGAAGGACTGGAGCCAGGCGGCCAGCATGAGGTGATTCTCACCGCTGCCTCGCTGAACTCCATCCAGCAGATCGTCACGGTGGCCCCGGTGACCTACCCGTGGCCGACCCTGGCCGCTCTCTGGCTGCGACATCAGCTCTACTTTCCGATCATGTACTTACCGCCGGACCAACTCAACAGCAGCATCCTCACGTCGGATCATCGCCGGGTCTGGACGCTGGACCTGACCCTGGAGATGGACCTCGGCATGATGGCGGCGGTGGTCACGGTGGATCGGCCCATCGTGAACGCCAGCGAGACGGTGTATCAGGCGGGGCTCGGTGGCTTCCGGGCAGTTCCTCGGGCGGTCGAGGATGCCACCGCTGACACCGGCTCCGGACTCAAGGGCGGCTGGTGACTTGGTTCGGGCCGATGCAGCGCTGGACGCTGGAGGACGATCTGCCCTCCGTGCCCGTCTACGTCGTGGAGCCCCTCCGCATCACTGACGGCCCTGACGGGGACTACACGGTTGCCTCTCACGCCTTCGAGGGCCTGCCTGCGATGATCGCCCAGGGGTCCATCCGGCTGACGGGGACGGCAGTTAGCCCCGTCACCTGGGAGAGCCAACTCGGCGGTTTCGAGTTCGACCTGGTGGGGGACATCTCCGAGGTGATCGACTCCTGGGCCCAGGGGACGGTGCTACAGCTCAAGCTCGGGTTCTTCGGGTATGCCCTGTGGACCTTCGAGACCATCGCGCTCGGGGTGCTCCAGAACATCCAGGGGCCCGGCCCGGTGTGGCACGTCGAGTGCTGGGACATCACCCGCCTGCTGAGCTCTCGGCCTGACTACACCGTCGCCGACTTGCAGTTGTTCAGCGCCGCCGCCGCCGACACCGACGTGGCGGCTGGGCTGCCCTATACGGCGGGTGATCCGACTCTGGACGTGACCGACGCCACGGTGCTCGAGCGCGAGACGGGCGCCACCGGCGTGGTCAAGGTCACCCCGACCAGCGGCAGCGAGTTCTTCCTGTTCTACACGGGCGCGACTGGGAACCAGCTGACCGGCGTCAGCCACGCGAACCAGTGGGGCGGTGGTGCGGATGCCAACGCCGCAGCCGGCAACACGGTCAAGTCGATCCCCTACCTCAAGGGCCACCCGCTGGACATCACCCGCCGCGTCCTCACCTCCAAGGACGGGACCAATGGTACCTATGACGTATACCCCGCCTCCTGGGGCTACGGTCTGCCCGACAGCCTGATCGACCATCGGGACGTGCTGAACTTCGAGACGCCGGTAGCGGTGGACTCAGGCGCCTACAACTGGGAGGTCATCGTGGAGGCCGCCCAGGACGACGGCTACACCTGGCTCTCCGGTATGCTCCAGAAGGCAGGGATCTTCCTCATGTCGCGCCAGGGTCAGATCTCGGTGAGGGCTGCCCAGGACCCGGAGCGCAAGCGCACCGAGACCACCCGCATCTACGAGAGCGGCCTCCACATTACGGACGACGACCTCGAGGAGGTGGACGGCGTCTCTCAGGAGATGTGGGACAGCACCATCCCCTTTGAATATGGGAAAGTCACGATCACCACGGCGACCTCGACCAGCACCCCGAAGGTGGACGGCGTCGGTGGGGTAACCAAGGTGGCAACGCTGCCCGCCCGCACCCTCATGGACTACAGCGTGGCGGACGAGGTCTGGGCGAACGAGGCTGCCATCCAGGCCGAGATGAAGGACCGACTTAGCATCTGGGCGCTGAGGAAGGCAGAGAGGCTGTTCCTCAAGACTATCGGCATCAAGTATATGGGCGTTACCCCCGGCGACATCGTGAGACTTACCACCAGCCGGACGAGAGGCCGCCTGCGCGAGACCGCGGGGGGCTACGACGACCGCCCTGGCATGGTGACCGAGGTCAACATCACCCCGCCTGGATCTGGCGATCCCTCGGTCAATATCACCCTTTCCATCCTGCCCTTCTGGCAGGACGTACACCAATAGGAGGCCACCATGGCCGGAAACAGTCGCAGCGGTATGGCCCTCAGCGAAGTCAAGCTCTACTCCCTCAGCGCCTCGGTGTCCGAGGTGGACATCATCGAGGGTCCGTCCGGAGCACAGAGCGGCTCCATCGTCTTCAACACCAACGCCGGCATGGTCGCGTTCAACGCGAACGGCAACTATACCCGCACCACGTCCCAGACGATGATCAAGGGCACCGACCACGCCTTCCCGGTGGCGAAGGACACCCCGTACACCTTCCCCTACCACGGCGGCGACATGTACGCGGCGAGCGCCACCGCATCGACGGACTACCAGATCGTGTTCTACGAAGCCCCCTACCGAGGCTGAGCCATGAAGCAGAAGACCTCAGCCGGCGCCTCCGGGCTCGAGTGGACCTCCCACGACCTCTCGACCTTCACCAAGACCGACGCCAACAGCATGGAGGACGGAACGACCTCGCTGGGCGTGAGCTCGAGCGTGGTGGTGAACCCCATCACCGGGGAGTCCGACTCTGGCCTTGACTCGCTGACCTACAACAAAGTGATCCAGGCGGCGATCCCCTGGGGCGACTATCGCAGCCTGGAGATTGAGGTCACGGTCACCCCGCCCGCCACCGGCGGGGGCGCCAACGCCTATATGCTGGTGGGCATCTGCAAGGCCACCGGCGGCCTGGTCACGCAGGAGGGATACCTGGCTGGCCTGCGGGTGCTGGCTGCCGGTGGTCATCGCCTCATCGCCAAGCGCATCGGCGCGAACCCCGACCCAGGCCCCGCGCCCAACCTCGCTGGAGAGGTCGCAGTGATGATCTCGCTGCCCTTCGAGGCATCCCAGCCCGCTGAGATCGTGGCCACCGCAGATGACGGATCGAACATCCACCACCAGTCCGACACCCTCACCGTGGCGGGTGGCCCGTGGACGGACCTCACCCTGTGCCTGTCCTTTGAGAAGGACGCCGCCGGGTCGGGCGACATCACCTGGACGGTCGCCAGCGTCAAGACTGCCCTCATCACCAGAGCCGGCTGATGCGCGCAGGCTGGCCCCGCATCGTCGGCGCTGTCGCCGCCCTCGTCCTGCTCCTGGCGGGCCTGACGGTGGGCGTGCGAGTGGTGGACTCGGCTGACGCGGAGTGCCTGCTCGAGTGCGAGGAGGCCCGTGTGGAGTGTCGCGGGAGCTCGCTGCTGGTGGAGCCCCCTGACCGGGAGATCGACTCGGATGTCTGCTACCCGGCGCACCAGGCGTGCGAGGAGGAGTGCTGAGTTGAGCGACCTCGACATCGTCATCAAGGGCATCCGGACTGCGGTCAAGCTCGCGGGCGCCTCTCCAGCAGACCGGACCCTGGCATGGCTCTCAGCGGCAGCGCCGCACCTCGTCGAGGACCTTGGCCCCAACGAGGGCACCGTGCTCTCTCCGCTCTTGGTGGACCGCTACCGAGCCTTCTGGCAAGTCCCGAAGGGCATCAGCCTGCCCTGGTGCGCCATCGTCGGCCTCGCTGCCCAGATGGTGGGGCTCGGGCATCTGCCCTCCTCGCTGGAGGGCGCTGAGGACCTGGCCATCTGGAAGAAGCACCCCGTCGGGTCCTGGGACGGGGCGACCTGGAGGATCGAGCGGGAGGCGAAGGGGCTGGGCCTGCTGTCGTCCACGCCCTCGCCCGGAGCCCTCGGCCTCATGCCGCGCAAGGGGTCGGGCTCCGATCCCATCACGCCCGTTGCGGGCAAGCCGGACGGCTACTACTCGGGCCACACGGACGTGGTCATCGGCTGCACCGCTGACGAGGCCCAGGTCTGGGCTGGCAACGTGTCCGACTCCCTGACCCAACGCAGCCGCCCCCTCAGCGTCTACCGTGGCTTCGTGCCGCTGGTGTCCTGATGGCTCTTGAAGCCATCGCCCTCGCCACCCTCGCGGTCCTCGTCCCCGTCCTGGTCGGCGTGCTCATCGCGCTCCGGCGCAGGCAGCCCTTGCAGAAAGCGAAACAACTGGAGGCCCTCGTGCCCCGCATCGACCCCGAGAAACGAGCAGAACGACAGGCCAGGCGCAAGGCCAGGCGCGCGAAGGTCGCTGAGATGGCGTCAGCGGTCGCTGAGGGCGTCCGCGACGGTCTGGGCAACCTCGACGAGGACGAGCGAGCAGAGGTCCAGCAGGAACTCGTAGAGGCTGCCCAGGAGTGGACGGAGGCAGGAGCCGCCCTGGCCGCCCTGGCCGCCAAGATCAGCGCCGGCGCACTCGACCCCGTGACTGCCCTCCTGGCAGCGACGGAGATCGCTGATGCAGTGCGCGAGAGCGCCGAGGTCATCCGCCTCGTCCGCGACAGTGTCGCCGACTGATGCCCCCCGGCTACGAGACAGTGATGTCGAGCTCGCCGACGCCGAAACTGACCGAGGTCCAGGACATGCTGACCGAGCTGGACGGTGAGCCCAGCACGGCAAGGCGCCGAGACATCTCCATGCTGATCCGGGTCTACCTGGAGAGGCGGGGCAGCCAGCACGCGTTCCAAGAGTTGCTCGAGCGCATCGACCACGCGCTGACCGAGATCCGGGTAGAGGTGACCACGCCGCCCGACACCCCATCGGTCGTGACGGTGGAGGAGCCGAAGCCGCCCTCAGCCTGGGGCGAGTGGGTGCGGCGCCAGAATCCGATCGTCGTCCTCATCGCCCTGGGGATGGCCGCGACCGTGGCGGACAACATCGCCGACCGCTTCGGGATCGACCTCGGCGCGGGCGCTGCCGTCCACGACATCCCGGTGGAAGCGCTCACCGCTGAACCATCGCCCGAGGTGCTCCCATGACCCCTGTCTATGTCTATCCTGACGAGTCCGGCTGGCGCGAGCTCGCCGACGCCTGCCTGCGCTCCCTCCAGTGGGAGGAGGATGAGACCCCCGAGGATGAGCCGACCAGCGCAGGCCTCGGGGACGAAGATGCTCCTGCGTCTGAGGCGGTCGAGGGCGAGGATCGGTAGTGGCGGGGCTCAGGCATCGCTACGCTTCGGCCAGCACCCGGCGGAACCACAACGACTGAGGAGTCGTCACGACGACATCACCCAGGGGACCTCGATCGGCATGAGGCAGACCCCGAAGCGCAGCCCGCAGAGCTGCGCCCACCGGTCAGCGAAGCGGGGCAGCGTGCCGCACAGCTCAGCGCGGTTGACGCTGCGAGCCGAGACATCGAGCCGCCGCGCCAGGCCGCGCCGACTCCAGCCAGCCTCGATCCGGGCGCGCCTGAGCTCGGTGCAGACGTGACCGATGAGTGTGTCCGGAGTCCTCGAGGCCCAGGTGCGAGCAGTGGGACCGGGCGCGCGTAGGTCGGCCTTGTATTCGCCGACCGGCGCGACGAGTCCGCGCACGGAGAGCCGGCGCAGCGCGGCGGCGACCTTCGAGTGATCCGCGTCGATCCGCTCGGCTATCAGTCGTGCTGTCGGATCCATGCAGACGGGCAGCGTGCTAGCCATTGCCGGGGCCCACGGCGACAGCCGGTGCTGATCGAGGGCTTCGAGCACGTCGAGCTGAAGCACGCTCATGATGCACCCCCCGAGGCGTGGCCCTCCCCCGCTCTCCACCGACCGAGGGCCGGCTTGCGGCTAAATGCCCAGGGGAGGTGACGCCAACCGGAGACCATCCCCGGCGAGCGCCACACGCTCGGGGCAGCCGCCGAGCCACCCTCCGCGCGGCCACTGCGAGCCCGCGAGGAGCCCGCATCCTCAGACATCGGAGCCGCCCGAGTGCATCTCCATGATCTCGGAGGCAGACAGCCCGGACCACTTCGCCAGCGCACGGATCCCGCTGGTGCTCGGGTAGCTGGTGTCAGTACACCAGTCCGACAGCGTCCGCCAATGCACCCCCATCGCGTTCGCCGCCGCGCGCTGGGATGTCGCGCGCTCAGCGATGAGTGCCTTGAGCCATGCGGCCAGGGTCGGTCGGTCGGTACTCGTCACGGTGTCTCCTTGGTGATGGTGACCCTGGCCGCGTACTGCTTGGGTCGGCCTCGGGTCTGAGCGTAGGCCCACCGGACACGGGGGTCCGCGTCATCGACCCCGAGCCAGCGGGCGACCTCGTCGCGCACCGCCTTAAAAGCGCCGCGGAGGTTGTCGTCGTCCAGGGACCGGGGAGCGATCCGGGTGAGCAGCACCACGCAGGGCAGCGAGGGCGCCAGGTGTACCGCCAGCAGCCACGCCGCTGTCTCCCGCTCTTGCTTGGCGCGTCGGGCCTTCGCGGCCCAGTGCTCTCGCTGGTTCAGCGAGGAGACGAGGCGCAGGGGGAGCTCGAGCTCAACGGTCGCGTCAGCCATTGGAGACTCCGAGGAGCTCGTGCTCGAGCCTGACGATGGCAGCCCGGATGGCGGCAACCTGGAGGCGAAGGTGGACGGCTCCGCTGACGTCCGTCGTCCCGTCCGCGTAGTCCTCGAGGTCCAGGACCGCGCGGGCCAGCAGGCGGATGGTGTGGCGCGTGCGCTTCTGGAAGAGGTCGGCGTCGGTCACGCTGACCCCGTGCCCTTGCAGGCAGGGCAAGCGTAGGGGCCGAGGCCGCCACCGCTACCGCCACACCGCCCGCAGTCGCCACCGGGCGCGGGCATGGGATCGAGGCGGATGGTGCCCCTCGGGATCGCTTTCCTGATCCCCGTCATGCAGACGGGGCACGGGGTCTTGTCGCGGCCAGTGGGGCCGTCGAAGAGGTAGCGGCGCCCGGAGCACTCGGTACAGGCGGGGCTCGGGGGCTTCTGGCAGATGGGCGTCACGCTGTGCTCCTTGTCGGCTCCCCTTGTATCACGCGTCTGTTAAATAGTCGCCCCTTTTATACCATGCTGGTGTTATTGTTCTCGGGCACATCGACAACAAGGGAGAAGCATGACCATCCGCCTCCAGGGAAAGGAATACGTGACGCACGTCGAGCTCGTCCAATGGGCGAGCGAAGCGGGACTCGCCTCCGTCAGCGTGGAGACGCTTCACCTCGACATTGAGAAACAGGAGTGCATCATGCGCGCCACTGCCACGGGGGAGCGCGGCACCTACCAGGGAACCGGCGACGTGCTCGGCTCCGTGAGTGGCAACATCTCCAGCAACATGCGACCGTCCTTCATCCGCATGGCTGAAACTAGAGCGGTCAACCGTGCGCTTCGCCTCTACACCGGGCGGGCCTCCACCAGCTTCGACGAGCTGGGCGAGGTCCCGTCGAGCCAGAGCCAGCGGCGACCCCGCCAGGACGGAGAGCCGCCCAGGCATCACCCGTCCTGGGAGCGACACCGCGCCCGCTTCTGCGCGGTGCTCGGCGACATGGGCCTCGACTACGAACTCATCGCCTCTTGGTGCGACGATCAGGGCTGGGGGCGTCCGAGCACCTGGGCGACGGACGACGACCGCGAGCAACTGCTAGCCGACCTCGGATCAAGGAGAGTGACGCCATGACCTACATCCACCTCGACATCGAGACCCTCCCGGCCCTCTGGATGACCCCAGACCAGCGCTTGCGCTCCACCTACGCCAAGGTGCCGAGCAACTACAAGAAGCCCGCCAGCATCGCGAAGTGGCTGAAGGACAACGCCGAGGAGGCGTGGCGCCGGACCAGCTTCGACCCGATGCTCGGGGAGCTGTGGATGGTGGGGATCGCCATCAACGACGCCGACCCCATCGTGCTCGGTCCCCAGGACGCCCACCCCGACTACACCCCCGAGCAGTGGTGCGCCGCTACCGCCCAGACACTGCTCGCCCTGGAGCAGAGCCTCGCGGATGCCGGAGACATCATCTTCGTTGGCAAGTCCATCAGGGACTTCGATCTGCCCTGGCTCGCGGTGCTCGCTGTCCACCACGGGGTGTCACATCTCGCTCGACACCTCCTCGATGTCCTGTCTTATCCCTACGACAAGCGGGTACAGGACATCGGCGAGATGTGGCCGGCCAAGAGGGGCAAGTATGCGCCCTCGCTGGACCCGATGGCTCAGTGGTTGGGCGTCGGCGGCAAGCTCGAGGGTATGCACGGCTCCAAGGTCTACGACGCCCACCTCGCGGGCGAGGGCGAGAAGGTCGCCCGCTACTGCGCCCAGGACATCATCTCGACGCGGGAGT